TTTTCACGGGTGGTGTATACGGTTTTCACGGGTGGTGTATACGGTTTTCACGGGTGGTGTATACGGTTTTCACGGGTGGCTGTTTTTGTTACGAAGGTGTTATAACAAACTTAATTATGCTAGGGTTCTTGCCCTTCGTTTCCGTTACTGGATCATATTTTTTTATAAAGCCTTCCGCTTTCCAGTAGTCTAATATTTTTATAGTGTTTTTCACTACGCTTGCTTTTTTAGTCCTAAAGTAGCTAGGCGTTAAGCTCTCACGGGTTATGCCTATTTCGGTTAAGATCGTTTCTAAAAGAATTGTCTTATAGTTAGGCAAGCTGCTTTTACTCATGCTTAATATTCTGTTATACAAGTAATTCTGTAACAAAATATTTTCTTTAGTATTCTGTATAGGGCAGTTTAATAGCTTAATATCCGTTCTAGCTATCTGTCCTACAGCTTTTGCGTATTGGAACATTAAGGGGGCTTCTATAATCTGTATAGCTGCATCCCAGGTATTGTTATTGTAGTTTGCTTTTACAAACTTTGTATAAAGTACGCTGCCTTCGGTAGCTAGCGACTGTAAGCCCTCGTAGTAGTCCTTGCATTGATCCGTGTTAATTGTCATGCGCAAAGTGGAAAGCTTACGCACGCTGCTTAGCACCTGGTCGCGTTGATCTTCCGAAGGGTGCGCCTTAAGGCTATTGCCTCGCATAGCGTTTATAATCATGTCTACAGTAATTACGTTGTTGCCGGCGTCGTATAAGCTTACAATAGCGTTAAATACGGTTCTATCAAATAAGCCTATAGAGTTGTTGGCGTTCATTATCTGTAATTCCTGTAAGCCTTCGTAGTCGATAGTAACGAAGGTTTTTACTACTCTTTCGTTAGTGATCTTTCCGGACTTGTTACGCTCTGTGTACGGCATTTCTATAGGGTAAAGCTCGTTATGCGGTATCTGTCCTTTGAAAAAGTCTTGTACTAACTTTGCTGTAGGTACTACGCTTTGTGTAGCCGGGTTTATTTTCTTGATCTCTACTAAGCCTTCTGTTTTCTTTGGTAAAGGTACTATAATTTCGATATACTCGAAGTCTTTGTAGGGTTCTGCCTCTGTCCTGGTTATCTCTCCGGCTCTGTATCGCTCTACTAAGTCTTGTAAGTCGTCTGCCAGGTCTGCGCGGTCATGGTTTCGCAGCTCTAGTATATGGTCGTCTATGTTAAGGTCTACAGATCCGCTAAGAAGTCCGCCGAAGAGCTTGTAAGCTGTTTCGCTTCCTTCCGTTAGTGTCATTTCATCATAAGTGCGGCTGTATATAGTTGCCTTTGCGTCGTGGTAGATAGCTTCAAGCGTCTTGCCTTTTATAGCTCGATCTATGCCGGCTTGTATAATAGGGCTTTGCAGCTCGTCTAGCTCCTGGTCTAACGCTACTAAGTCGCTTTCGTACTTGTTAAAAAGCTTTTCTTTCTGCTTTATAACGGCTTTGGGTAGTGTTATTACTAAGTCGTCTGCTTCCGGATCCACGCCGGCGGATTTTAGCAGCGCGTCGTCGTCTGCGTGTAGTTTTTCTTCTAATTCCTGGCGCTTTTGGGCGTATTCCGCTATGATTTGACGCCAGGCGTTATACTCATTTTGTAGTAACTTAATCATATAGTAAACTTCCTTTCTTGTAATATAGTTGCGTAGTAAACAAGTAAGCTAGTAATAAAGTAAATCCGTATTATTAGTAAGATAGTAATAAAATAATATCGATTTACTAATAATATAACTTACTAGATTATTAGTAATAAGTATTACTATATTATTTATTTACTTTGTTACTTGTTTACTTAATTTTGTGATTTTCCATGTACTCGCTTAAAGCTTCGTCTATGACTTCTTTTATCTGTTTTTCCTGTGTTGCTGCATAGATCTTAAGCTTTTTAAGCTTGTTAGCGTCTACAATAAAGGTTGCGCGCTTTTCTTCCGGCTTAGCTGCTGCCTTCTCTCCTGTGCTACCACTTCTTAATGCTGCGCGGGCTGCGTTTTCCTTTTTCGCTGTTGGGTTTCTTCTCTCTGCCATTGTTTAAGCCTCCTTTAATAATTCTGCTGCAAAGCTTTTGTAGTCCTCTGCGCCGTTACTGTTGCTGCTGTATTGGTATATGTCCTGGGCGTAGCTTCCGGCGTCTGCAAGCGCTATATTTTCCCTTATAACTGTTTCAAATAGCTTGCCGTCTAAGAAGTCTGTAAGCTGCTGCCTACTTTCCTTAGCGTGCTTTGTACGTCCGTTATATAGGGTTATTAAGGCGCCTAAGTAGTTAAGCTTGTTGTTTTCCTCTTTGACGTCCTCCAGGGTGTCTAAAAGCATTGTTAAGCCGCTTATAGCTAGGTACTGTGCTTGCACAGGTGTTACAACGTCTGTAGCAGCTACTAAAGCGTTGTAGGTTATAAGTCCTAAGCTAGGTGGGCAGTCAATTAAAATAAAATCGTACTCGCTCGTAAAGTTTTTAATGCCTTTTTTAAGAGCTGTAAGCCTTCCAGTCATTTTGCCGGCTAGCTCTATTTCTGCCTGGCATAGTCTTAAGTCAGTTGCTATTACGTCGTAGCCGCTGCCTACGTTCTCGCGGATCGCGTCGGCTGCGTCTGCCTTCTTTAGCATAATTTCATAGGTTGTTATATCGTCGTCGGTTACATCAAGCCCCAGGCTCACGCTTAAAGAGCTTTGCGGATCTGCGTCTATAAGTAAAACGCGCTTGCCGGCTAATGCTAGTGCAGCACCGGTGTTAATTACTGTAGTAGTCTTTGCTACTCCGCCTTTTTGGTTACAAAAGGCTATTACTCTTGCACTCATGGTTAAGCCTCCTTCTAGTTATTGGTTCTGCTCCGGATCCTGTAACAGGTCTTTAGCCTCGCAGTCTAAAGCGTTACATATCTTTTGTAGCGTCTTTGCTCTAGGTGTGCTTTTAGCGTTGATAATTGCGCAAATACTATTAGCGCTTAAGCCTGTAGCCTTCGCTAAGTCTGCTGCACTCATACACCTATACTGCAAAAGCACTTTAATTTTATTGCTATCAACCTTTAACACTTTTTAGCCCTCCTTTCCCTGGTCTACAAATATAATACAACTTCTATACAAGTTTGTCAACGGTTTAATAGTAATCTTTATTATTTTGCACAAAATAAATTTTGCAGCTTTTCGCATAATAAACAAAAAAAGAGGGAAGCCGCCACTCTCCGGGCTGCCTCCCTCTCCTGTGCTTACATAGGTGCTAACATTAGCCCCACGTTTCACGGCATAATAGCTTATAATCGCCGCCGCTGCGGTCGTTTAATATGTCTACAGCTTCTACGGTGTACTTTTTGCCGTTGTACTTAATACTATACATTCCGTCTGTTAGATCGAAGTCTACAGGCTTTGCAATAACTACAATAATGTCGTTCTTTTGGTAGGAAGCCCCGGCGCCAAACATAGCTTTAATACTTACGCCGGTAACGTAAGCCCAGTAAGTACCTAGTAAAGCGTCGTAGCGCTCCGTAATTTCGTCCAAGCCGTAGACTTCTACGCGTTTGTCTTTTAAGTATTTCATTACTCTATCACTCCTTCCGGTACCTTTACAGCGTGGATAGCTCTATAAATCTTTCTTGCGACTGTTTCCGGGTTCTGCTTAAGCTCTGCGCCTATTTCCTCCGGTGTCATAAGCAAAATAAAGCGGTACTGTAAAAGCTCCCTGTAAGTATTATTCTTTACAGCCTCTATAGCTTGCTGTACTAGCTCCATGTCCTCATGTTTAGCTATCAGCATTTTTTCGTGCATTTCCGTACAGTCGCCGGCAGCTTTGCGGCGCTCGTAGCGCTGTTCAAATAGCTTGCCCCTCCTGTATAAGTCTAAAAACTCTGTTTCTTTAAGCTTGTACTTTCTCATAGCTTGCTTACCTCCTAACATATAAATTTATAAATTCTGTGTAATGTTCGTTAAGTCCTACATACGCGTCTAATAGGCTCGCTGTGCCGTCTATACGCATTTTCGCTGCCTGGTTCTTAACCGGTACAATATTGCCGTTTCGGTCGGTTTCTACGCCTGTATTGGTTAAGCACCATTTAAGCACAGGGTTATTATTGTAATTTACGCGCTTTGCCTGTAGGTCTGCCCCTAACTTCTGCATAGGCAAGCTAAGCGTTTTAGCTCCCTGTATAGCTCTAACCATTCTAAAGCCCTTGCTTGTCATTTCCTCAACCCAGTAACGCGCGCTGTAGCTGTCGTAGTAGATCCACGCCGGCGTTATGCCCTTTTCTTTGACTAGCTCCATAAACCAGGCTGTAACGTCGCTGTAGTTAATTGTATTGCCTTTGCAGTAGCGAACTAGCCCGGCGTCGTGCCATTTGTCGTAGGGTATCTTATCTGTTTTTATACGTTCTTCTACGTTGGCTTCGGGGATCCAGTACATTTGCGTTACTACAAATTCTTCGTTTACCGGGTTATATAAAAGCGCTGTAGCTGCTGTTAAGTCCGTTGTTATGGATAGATCGGCGCCGCCGATACAAAAGCAGCCGCGGTAGTCGTCTAAGTTATATGTAGCCTCGTTGTTTATGTCGTCGAAGCTTAGCCAGGCTGTAGCTTTGGTGCCTCTTATGTTAAAGTCTTTTACTAGCACGCCGTTAAGGTCTACCGGGCTTTGTTTCGCCTTCTCTACCTTCGCTTTAAGGTCTGCTAGCTTCTTAATTGTGCCTAGTCCTGGGTTAGCTTTCGCCCAGGCTTTCGGCTGCTTCCACTCTTTGCGGCTGTCTAGCTCGTAAATGATAGCTAAAAAATGATCGTCTTTATAGCTGCCGTTTATGATGTTTTCGGCATAGCTGTAAATATCGTCAAAAATACACTCGCGCACGGTGCCGGCTGTTGTAATCATAATTAAAAGCGGTTGCCTTCGTGCGCTTTGGCTCTGCTTCATAACTTCGTATAAATTACGGTCTTTTACGCCGTGCAGCTCGTCCATAATTACCCCGTGGGCGTTTAGTCCGTCCATAGTGTCGCTATTACGTCCTAGCGCTTGCATTTTAGCCATACCGGCAGCAAAATACAGGTCGCTTTTACGTTTCCTTAGTATCGCGTTAAGCTCCGGGCTTTGCTGTACCATATTTTGTACTTCATCAAATATAATTTTTGCCTGGTCTTTTTTGGTCGCTACGGTGTAAAGCTCTGCGCCCGGCTCTTGATCCGCGACTAACAAATAAAGAGCTATGCCGGCTAGCATTGTACTTTTACCGTTTTTTCTAGCTACCATAAAAAAGCTTTCTGTATACTTCCTATAGCCTGTAGTAGCGTCTATAAAGCCGAATAAGGCGGATATATAAGCCTTTTGGAATAGCTCAAGCTTTACCGGCTGCCCCGCCCATTCACCCTTACTGTGCTTACAATAGCGTTCTATAAAGCGTATAGGCTTAGTAGCTCTTTTTACGTCGAATATATAAGGCTGCACAGGTGTTTTAATGTCTGTTACTAGCTGCTTATAAACTTTGTAAACTTTCTTACTTACAACGACGCGCCCGGCTTCGATCTCCTCCCAGTATTCAAGAATATAGTTTCTATTCTCCTCGGATAAAGTCATAAATGCCGCCGCCTCCCTCCTGTCGCTGCTTTCCTGGTTCGTCCTTCGGTAAAAGGTCTGTAAGCTGCTTAAAAAGGGTGCTGTAGCGTTGTGTCATAGTTGTATAGGACTTAAAAGCCGGACTTTCTCGCAGCATTTCTTGTTTACCGTTTTTGAACTCCTCTACAGCGCCGTTAGCGTTAATGTCTTTACGAAGCTTAGCTAGGGTGCTGCTCATAAAATTAAGCTCTGTTATAAGCTTCTTAGCTATTGGCTGTTTTTCCGGTGGTATAAGCTGCAAAAGGTCTGTAAGCTTTTTGTATTGTGGCTGCATATCGCTACACCTCCTTTGCATAAATCATAAAATAATATAGTAATACAGTAATATATATTACAAGTTTACCCCCTCCCATACAAAAACCCTCGGAGAGGAAAAGAAAACCCCATGAACCGTTATTCCCTGGGTAGTCTTAGGGGGCATTATAGGGGGGCTATACTTACATGAATAAGAAAGAATAAGCATATATGCCCCGTATAACGCCGTAAACGCCTTATATAGCCGCTTTACGCCTACATAGGTGCAATAACACTACATAAGAGCTAATAAGGCTGTATAAGGCGCCTACATAACTAGAAAGAAGGTTTAATAATCGTTGTGCAAGCTGTAGCCTATTAAGCTGCACAGTTACGCGGCTAACAAATAGCTTAGGCATGAATAAGACTGGCTGCGTGAGAGAGAGTGCCAGGCAGCTTAGCCGCTACACTAGCTGCAAGGATCCTAAGTATACTGTTAGCACAGGTGTTAGCCGCGCTGCTCTAAAGCTTAATAAGGTTGCCGTTACGATCGAAGCACAGCCCCGGCATTGTAGCCGGTTTACAGCTATGTTCTTTGTTGTGGCAGTCCTGGCATAATGCTTCTAGGTTTCCCCAGTCTAGCGTTATGCTTTGGTCGTGGATATTGGAAGGCGTTATATACTTTCTATGATGTACTATCCTTGCCGGGTTCCCGCACCTTTCACAAATATAATTTTTACTAGCCATATACGCGGCTTGCGTCTGCTGCCAGGCTTTGGACTTGTAAAAGCTTTTCTGCTCATCAAATGCCATATATAGCGCCCTCCTTTCTCTACTGGTTTTGTTTTAGCTTAACTTCGCGCGCCTTAATAGTTTTAGCCAAACTGTCTATAACACGCTGTAAGCGGTCGGCGTCGGTTCCGTCCGGGTTATACCATAACTGCAAAACAAACTTTGCTAAGGTCTTTGCCAGGTCGTCCGGTGCTTCGCCTAATTGCTCGCAGCCTGTTAGCGTGTTAATGTAAGCCGGCAAGGCTTCTAACAACGGCATAATAATACAGTCGTTAGCCTCGCCGTCTACTCTAAGTGTGGCGCGCGCCTCCTCAATAGTAAGTAACATAAGCGGCGCCCTCCTCTATTTAGGCTGTAGCTACATAAAGCTTTACAAAAGCTTCGTCTACAATAGGCTTACAGTCTGCAATAGCAAGCGCTCTGTAGTCGATTAAGCCGGACTTAAAAGAGCTTTCGCGGCTTGCTTCAATAACAATACCCTGTGGCATATTGTAGCCGAGATACTGGAAGTTACCGAAGTAAACAACGTTGTTTTCGATGTTATCATCTACAACGACGTCAAAGCCGAGTACCTTGCCTACGCTCTCGCTCTTAGGATCTGCAATAAAAATAGGTCTGCCGGTAGTGTCTACCATGCCATAGAAAGCGCTATAAAGTGTAGCGTTATTCATAGCAAGCTTAGCGCCCTGGCTGTAGCCTCTCTTAAGAAGTCCGATAGCCTTTACTACGTCTGCATAAGAGATTGTGCCGCCCTTAGCTACCTTTACTGCGTTTGTGTTATCGGTCCAAGTAATACCGGTTGCAATTCCTGTGCCCTGTCCGGATCCGGTACCATTTACAAGCGCGTCTGCGATACACTCCATAACACAAGCTGTAAGCTCGTCTACAAGATAAGCTTCAAAAGCTGCTACGCTCATAGACTTAGTAGCTGCACTCATGGAAAATACCTTAATAATTTCATAGCCGTTAAAAGTAACAGTAGCAGTAGTAGCCTTTTCGCTGTCTACTGGTGCGCCTTCTGTGTGCCATGCTGCCTTAGATCCAGGTGTACCCACAGGGATTGCAATTTTAGAAGGCATATTAAACGCCCTACACTCTGCCATAAGTCCGCCCATAGTGCGTGCCTTCTTTACTACCTCGTTAAGTGTAGAAGTAGGAATAACGGCAGCTGCGTTAGTTACTGTGTTGAAGGCGTCGGATCTCTGTTCGCCCTGTGCGCGCTCAAAAGCTGCCTTCTCTGCTGCTGTCATAGTCTGCCCCATAAGCTGCTTATAAAAGGCGCTGCGATACTCTGCGCTAGCGAATACGTCGCCTTCTACGGCTTCCTGGCTGCCTCTAGTTTCAAAGTTTGCGCCTTCTAAGAAGTTAAAGCCGCGGAACTCTACGCCCTGTGTACCCTGGCTGCGGATCTCTGCCATAGCCTGGTTCATGCCTTCGGCTTCAATGTTAAGCGCTTCTACGTCTGCCTTAGCGTCTGTAGCAATAATGTTTTTGATCTCTGCGGCTCTCTGCTCGATCTCTGCCGCTGTCTTAGTCTTATAGAAGTTGTAAGCTTCTGCAATAGTCTTAAATTTCATGCTTTTATTCTCCTTTATATAATATTTTGTTAAGTGCTATTAGCACCTTGTCGCGGTTGGTGTTGCGTAAGCTCTCCATAGCCGCCCTAGCTTCTACGCTAGTTGTTGAATACGCCGGAAACGCTACTACACTTACTTCATAAATTTTTTCAATGTTATGAATTGTGCGGGTGTTTGTTTCACGGTCGAAGCTGTCGCCGCCTTCCGGTACCTTAAAGCCAAAGCTCATGCCGTCCAGGTCGCCGCGTTCTACTGCCGTATAAACTGCTTTTGCGTCCTCGGTGTTTGCCAACTCCGCGCGCATTTCTACGCCCTTTTCGGTTACGTTTAGCTGCATTGTCTTTGGTGCCCTTGCTAGCGGTACTTTTTGCAAGTCGTGATTATAAAGTAGCCTTGTGTCGTTAAGGTCTACGCCGTCTAACGCTCTGCGCTCTATAATCTCTGTATAATCCCCTATAAAAGGATCGTGTATAACGGTAGGCGTATCAAATACAATAGGCATACCGGTTAAAACTAAAGCTTTATGCTCTGCCGCGCCTTCTGCTCTAGTTTCCGCCATAATTTTTGTTACTCTTAATTCTTTCACTTGTTGCCCTCCTCTCCAGGATCCGCGCCGGGTTCTTGTTTCTTAGCTCCCGCCTGTGCTAACTGGTATGTAGTGGCGTGCGCCTGGTCTACATAGTTAAGCGACTGTATGCGGCGCTCTCCGTCCGGTACACTAGGCAAGTTAAGAATTTCTAAAGCCTGGTTAACTGTAAGCAAGCCCATTGGCATAATTTCTTTAAGTAAGCTTATTTTGTTTTCGTTACTAATGAACTGTAAGCGCCCACTTTCAAAAATAATGCTGTTGCCGTAAGCCTGTTCACGTCTTGTAAATAGCTTTCTAGTAAACTCTAACCCCATAAGCAAAGCTAAAGGCTCTACGACACTTTCATAAAATGCCGCCCATTGTACGTCATTGTAGTTACTCTTTACAATTTCTTCGCTAATGCCTAAGTAGTTATATATTTTGTCCTGGGCTGCTTTGATCTGTGCAGCGTCGATAGTAAGCGGCTTGCTTTCTATTGGCGTGTACTCTGCCGACTGATCCGTAGCAACAACGCCGCCGTTGTTCTCGATCGTCAAGTAGTCCTTCATAAACTGCGCTTTATTTTCTGCCAGGACTTCCGGCGCTAAAATCTGCGTATAATGCAAAATGCCGCGAAGGGTTACACCGGACTTAATACCGTTTACAATTCCTTCGTTTTGTGTGTGCGCAAGCTCTAAAGCCGGGTTTATAGCCTCGTTGTTATCTCCTAAAAGGTCGCCGTTATTAAAGTGCCTTCTAAGGTGTATAACGTCGCTATAAGGCAAAATATAGCTTTTGCCAGTTGCTAGCGTGAACTTAACAAAAAGCGTGCCTGTAGGATCTGCCAGGAACTCCGCGGTAGTTGGTCGCACAGGGTAAAGAGCTGCTACGTTTCCGGACTTATCACGCTTTATGTAAGCAAAAGCATTGTTATATAAGTAATAGTGCGTTGTAAGCTTATATAAAAAGTCGTAAGCGGTCATAAACTCGTTAGGCTCAACCTGTAGCAGTCTGTTAATTGTGCAGCGTCCTTCTGCTCGGCTGTGATCCGCAAAGGTTATAACGTGGCTGCCTTTAAGCTTCGCTACGTTTCTTGCGATACTGTCCACGGCTTCGCGGTAAATATCGTTAGCGTAAGCGTCGCCGCCCCAGGCTGTAAAAATTGGACTGTAGCCGCTAAGCTCTACACGTTCTACACGCTTGTTAGCTGTTTTTCTAAAGATATTAGAAAATAGGTTCATGCGCTTTTTTCCTCCTTTCTTTGCTTAATCTGTGAGTAATAAAGTTTACTAATAAGCTTTATTACCATATTATCATATTACTACTTTTACTGTCATTTTACAATGACACTTAACTGACACTTTACTGATAGAAAACTGAACACAAAAAAAGAAGCCCGGCACTTTTTAGGGTGCTAGGCTTCCGGATCATGGGCTATTCAATTTACATTCTTGCCATTTTCTCCGCCATTGTATCGACTGCGAAGTAGTCGTAAGCCGGCATATAAGTAAAATAGGCGTCGTAGTCCATGCCGTAACGGTTCTTAAGGCATACTAGCTGTATTTGTCTAGGCGTAGCGCGCTTAGCTTGTTTTATAGCCTCGCGCTTGTCTTTAATGCTACAGCCTGTGCCGCTGTCCTTAGCAAAAGCCGGGCTAGTTGTAATAGCGCTGTACTGTAAGCCCCATAACACGTCGCAAGTATATTCTATGCCGCCCGTTTCTTTGAAGCTTTCAAAGCTTACAGGCTGCATATAATTTGCACGGTTAAAGCTGCTTATAACAAATAAAACTAGGTCGTTGTTACGCTGCATAGTCTTAAGGGCGTGTATTGTATAATCTGTCTGCGCCTTGTCGTTAGCTCCTATAAGCTTGTCTATTGGCTGTATGATCTGCAAGTAGTCAATAATAACTACAGGCTTTACGCCCTTGGCTGCTATAAAAGCTTCTACCTCTTTTTGTATATCTTCTATGGTTTCGCTAAAGTTGCCTTCTTTAATGTAAATGTTATCGGCATACTTAATATAGTTTCGGTAGCCCGTTTTCGCGTCCTCTGTAAGCGGTGTGCCGTTTCTAATCTGTATAGCGCTTAAGGCTTTGCCAGGCTCTACGCTTCGGCTTATTTTGTAGCTTTCACGCGCTAGGCTCTTGCTTGTTAATTCAAAAGCGGACTGCTCCAGGCTAAAATATAAAACCTTTTCGCCCTGGGCTGCTAATTGGTCTGCTATTTGCAGCATTAGCGTTGTTTTACCTAAAGAGCTTTGCGCACCTATAACATACAAGCCGCTATACAGTCCGCCGCTTGCTTCGTCTATGTTAGTAAAGCCGGTTTTTCTAGCCTTTTGCGCGTTGAAGGCGTCGCGCTCCTCTTTGAACTTTGTTTTTAAGAAGTCTGCTGCTGTTATTAGCTGCTTTGTATTCTCTTGCACCTTTGGCGCCTCCTTTCCTGGTGTAGTCGCTGCCGTTGCATCGTAAATAACTTTGCCGTGGCTTGTAATCTTCTTAAGTGGTGTTTGCACAGTATAGGGGCTAAAGCTGCTTAAAACCTTTTCTATAGTCTTTTTACCGTAGTTATAGTTATTATCCCACTTACTACGCATAAGTCCGGACTTCCTAAAAAGGCTGTCTATTCTCGCTGCGTCGCCGTTCGTCCAGTAACAAAGGTAACGCACTAGCGCTAGATCGGCTGCGCTGTGGTCGTTTCCCTGGCTGTCTGTGTTACCTTCCCATAGTGCGCGGATCTCGGCGCCGTTCTTGCTATTAAACATTTTTTCTAATAGATCTGCGTCGCTTTCCGTTACCTCTGCGGCTTCTCCTGGGCGCTGTACCGGCTTTTTGTCCGGCTCCCTGTAAATATACTTCTTGTGGACTTTTGCGGCTTCCTGGGTGCGCTCTAAGGCTTCTAGCGGTGTGCCTGGGTAATGTTTGCCGGTTACTGTAAAGAAGCGCCCGGCTTCGTATATCTCAATAGCTCCGTTTCGTCTATCGCCTTCCGGTATGGATCCGCGGCAAAGAATATGTAAGCCGGTGCCGCTAGGGCTGTACTCTGTATAGCTCTGCATAGTTTCTACAATGTCTTTAGCCTCCGGGCTAAGCTGTCCGTTTTCTATAACGTGGTCTAGGTCTACACCAAAAACGCCGTTTGCAAACTCAAAGCCTATGCCGTCTAGGTTGTAAAGCATTAAGCCTTGTATAGCTTCTTCGTAGCTGCCCCAGGTGCTAGCGTCGTTAGCTTTCGCATTGTTTCCGGTCTTAGGATCTACAGGCACCTTGCCTTTAAGTCCGTTGCCTCTGTCTGTAAACTTAAAGCATACCCATTGGCGCAGCTTCTTAAGGTCTGCCGGTATATTGTTGTAGCTCATAGGCTGCCCCCTCTCTTAATATTCATTAGCAAACATAATGCAAGTGCTGCTTCTATCCCATTCTGTAATAATAAATATAGCTCCCTTGCTAGTGTTATACTTTGCTACTATGCGGTCGTCGTTGTTAGCTACTGCGCTGTCGTTTAGCGGCTTGTCCTCTTCGCAAGTGTCGCCCCAGTCGCAAGCTATATACTTAGCAAAAGCCGCGTATACTTCCTTTGTAAAGGCTTCGTTATTTTCGCAAGCGGCAGCTATGCCCCTTGTCTGTACTGTCTGCCCTAATTCAAATTTACTCATGCTGTGCGCCCTCCTTCTGTGCTTTCTCGTAGCCATACGCGAAGGCTGCCGCGATAATTTCCATAACTTCGTCGCCCTGTATAGCGCCCATAATTTCGGCAGCTTCTCCAAAGGTTAATCGGTCTGCGTGTTTCTCCTGTAAATTGGTTAATACTTCCTTGTTAATTTTCATCATAGCTTTTAAGCTCCTTTCTTGTTATAATAAGAGCTAGGCTTTTTGCCTGGGCGGTCGTTCTCTTTGCGGGTTTCGGTCGCCCTTCTTTTTTTTGCCTGGCTGCTTATTTCTTAATAATGTTTGCACAGGATAGGGGCAAGCGGCGGCGTAGCCTTAGCCGCGCAGCTCCCATGCTATAAAGTCTTTATAGTCTTTATAGTCTTAAATTTTTTTGTTACCCTTCAAAAACCCGCGATTTACGGGGCTTTTCGCCTGTTTTTTGCCTTAGTCGGTGTATACACTTTTCACGGGTGGTGTATACGGTTTTCACGGGTGGTGTATACGGTTTTCACGGGCGGTGTACACGGTTTTCA